GCGAATGGGTTAGCAACAAGACCATAACGGGTCTTAAAGCCAATCTTAGGCTGGAAGGAGTTCTCACCAACGGCACGAACCATTTGGAGAGGAACGTATGGGCAATAGAACAGACCTGCGTCATAAGGTGAAGAACCCTTATAACCAACAACGTAATACTGGTTGCCACCGGTAGGAGCAGCATTAGCAGAGGTCAGGTTTGCAGAATATGGGTCGATGTATACTCTGTACTTACCTTGCAGAACACCAGCGAAGGTGTTGCCAGTGTCATCAACGTTCAGGTTTGCGTTGAGTGCTGGGGTGTAATCGAGAACACCAGCCATGGTCAGTGCTGAAGCAACGTCAGCAGAGCACAGGATGATGTTGCCCTTTCCTCTACGAGTTCTTTGTGCGATTCTGTTAGCATCGCGCTCGATTTGGAACAGGAGACCCTTGAACTTCTCAACAGACCAACGACCGTTTGAGTCAACGTCCAGGTCAAAAATACCAGCAGTAGCGGTATTCTCAACAGCACCTTGCTCAGCAACCTTGTAGATGGTTCTGATGACTTCACGGTTGATTTCAGCAAGAATCTCAGTTGACAGAATGTTTGCCAACTCAGCTTCTGCATTCAGACCGTGGATTGCCTTAAGGTCCTGAGCAAGCTCAAGCGAGTACTCAGCCTTCAGTGCGCGTGACTTTGCAGTAACGGTGACTTTCTCAATCGAGAAAGCCATCTGGTTGAATGCATTGTTGCCGCTGTCCAGTTCTTCAGCAGTCTGAGTGGTCATTCCCTGACCAACATCATATGCAGTTGAAGAAGCAGAAGATACTGGGTTCAGAACAGCAGGGTTGTCACCCGACTGTGAAGTAGTACCCATACCAGCGAGAACATCGGTGAAACCACCGGTCTCATCGAATCCTGAATCCTGACCAGAGAATGCAGAATCTGCTTCGTTGAAGAATGCTTCTGTACCGTTCTGGTTGGTGTACTTAGAACGCATTGCGAAGATGAGTCCAGTAGGACCGCTCATTGGTTGAACACCTGCGAGGTCATAAGCGACCAGGTTAGGCATTGAGCGTCTGATCAGAGAGATCAGAACAGGGTCGAAACCAGCAACAGGTGCGCCAGCTGAACCAGAGAAACCAGCATTGCCAGTTCCGCTTGGATCAGTGTTGACGGTTGGTTGCTCAAACAGCATACCGCCTCTTTCGAAGGAGGTTTGCTCTCTAAGGAATTTTTCTTGGTTTTCCAGCAGGACAGCGGTTACAGCTCTTCTGTGCGAATCTTTGATTGGATCAAGACCCTCATAATTGAGGAGAGGAGCCCACTTTTCCTGCAGATGCTCGGAATGGAACATTTGCGTTTACCTTTGTTGTGTGGATGTTTTGTTTGAATTATATTAAATTCAATTATTTGCTAAATGCAGAAAGTGTCTTAAGATAAGCAGACATGGATCCTGAAATATTATCAGGAGTTACATCTACACCTTCTGACAGAGTTTCGGTCTTAGCAGATTGTGCTGTAGGCTTAATGGAGAAATATGACTCCTTAAGCATTTCCAGCTTTTCACGATATTCTTCTTCACTTTCAAACTCAACACTTTCGGCAAGTGAAGCGAGTTTCTCTTTCTGAGTCTGTGCAAGACCTTCAGAGACTTGATCTAAGATTCCTTCAGCAACCGACTCTGCGAGACGCTTGTTTAGGGAAACGTTTTTCTCAATTTGCTCGTTGAGTTTTGTCTCCATTTCATCAAGTTTTTCTACCATGCTCTCAAGAACATCATATTTATCTTCAGGGATTGATACATAATGTGCTTCAAAAAGTTCCTTCATTCCTGAGAGGAATGATTCGGTCATTTCGGTCTTAAGACCGGTTTCAACAGCGAGTGCGTTCTCTTGGAACCACTCATCAGCAACGTACTCCAAATAGGAGTCAACGCGCTGTGCAAGTGCTTCTTTTACTTCCTCTACTTCTTCAGCGAGGGCAGCAGCATATGCTTGCTCAAGTTCTTCTTTAATACCAGCAACCTTTGCATTGATTGCGGTTTCGAAGATTGTTCTTGCTTTCTCTTGGAACTCCTCAGAAAGCTCTTCGCCAGCAAGAAGTGCATTAACATCTTCTTCGATGTCATACTCAGCAACTTCTTCCTCAAGATCTTCCTCTTCACCTTCTTCAAGATCTTCCCCTTCTACCTCTTCTTCCTCAGAGATGATTTCTTCGTCTTCAATCTCTTCTTCTTCCTTCATGGACTTCATTGGGTCAGCAGCAGATGCGCCCTTATTTACAATATCCTTAACTTGCTTGAGAGTTCCACCAGGGGTCTTCAGCTTTGCCGAATCATCATCTACTTTATAATTATCTGGTGTAGGTCCACCAAGATCTTCCCAACTACCAGTTTGACCTGGTGTTACTCCAGAAAGTGAAGGCATGGGATCTGCTGCTTTCGCGCCAGCGTTGACAGCAGTCTTGGATTGCTTAGTGCCTACTTCCATTTCTTGTAAATTGTTACCACGAGACATTTGAACTCTCCGATTTTCCTGTTTGAAATCTATATTTATTTATAAATTAAGATATTTAATAAATCAAAGGTTATTTAGGAAATCATTGAACAGATTTAATTTCTGTTCCTCAAGTCTTCTTTGATCAACTAAAGTATTGATGCGCTTTTGTGTTTGACGTGCTTGCTTTTCACGCAAAATTGATCCTTCCCAAACCCACTCTTTACCTTCCATGATTCCCTGAACAAAAGCATCAGGTGCAGAAGGATCGGCAACAATATCAGCTGCAGTTGCAAGCATGAAATCTTCGCCAACTTCCATGTAACCATCACGATGTCTAGATACTGAACCAATACCACGAGAAGAAACTCCGAGAGTTACTCCTTCTTTCAGAAGTGACTCTGCAATCTTACCCATAGGGGTAGAAAGAATCTGTGCTTTACCAATAAAATTGTTTCCTTCTTGTGTCAAAGAAATAATTTTATGGGAAACACGATCAAGGTTTACTGTTGGTCCATCTGGATGACCTAACTCTCCAAGAGCACGACCCTTATCAATATAAGAATCGCTGTATCTCTTAACCTCACGCTCCATTACAGATCTACGATATACTCTACCGTTGCGATTCTGTTGTTCGGTTTGGAGGAAAGGACCTTGAATGTAAAGAGTTTTTTTACCGTTTACTGTTTCGGTAATAACTTCTACTGATTCAATTTCTTCTGTGATAAGTTTCATTTTAGGCGTTTCCTGCGATTTGAACTTGTTGGAAGTGAATTGTACCTGAACCAGTTCCAAGTGCTGCAACTTTGAAAGAACTTCTCAGTTCAGCCCATGGAGAAGCAAAGGTGTCAGTTACTGATGAAGAGTTATGATCTATCGTAACTCTTGTTCCAAAGTATCCACTCACATTAGTTGAATTATCAATTGCAGTAATAATTTTATGAGTGAAATTAAAGTTTGATTGTCCAGTGACTGTCAAAGAAACAGCATCACCAACGGCAAATTGCGAACCAGTTCCCTCAGGGAAATTTACAATTGTGCTAGTTCCTGTGGTAATACCAATAACTCTTTGCGAAGTTGGTCTACCAATAGAAAGAACTTCAACACCACCCGAGGGAATGTAATAATTTTGTGCAGTTGCTGTAGGATTAGTTCCAATTGCAACGTGTGCAGAAGAACCAACAGCAACAAATCTTACAAATTCAGATTGGTGAGTAGCTGCAGCAGATTGTGCAGAAGTTCCACTAATAGTAAATGATGAATTTACCCCTACGGTATTATGCGCCATTATTTTTTAAATACACTTTAATAGTTATTTATAAATACTCTCAATCTTCAGCGGTTTCAGCATCAAATACTGTAGTTGAAACCATTGGTCTGAGAGCATCAATTCTTTCTGCAGACTTCGTAAAGAGTAGTTCTTTGATCTTGTCACTAATCTGTGATGGGGATTCATCAGTAACAATCATATCTAAAAGTTCTTCCATTTTAATCCATAAATGATTAACTAGGAGTATTTATATCTCCCCACCCTTAGGCAATTCTGGTGCTTCTACCGACCTTTCTTGTGATCCCAAATCTGGTTCCATAACTGGAGCGCCGAGATCCATTTGTGCAGATTGATCTAAGGGTGCTCCAGTTTCTGGATCGACTGGAGCATTTGGATCTGGAATAATTCCAGATTCAATTTCCTTTTTAATCAACTTATCCTGCTCAAGAATTTCTTCATCAGTCTGACGAAGAATCTTACGTCTTACATAATCTTGTGAGAAGTACTTGCCGACAAATGGTTCTGCTGTTGCAACCATACCAAGTCTTTCATTCATTAACTCGGAATCTTTAAGTTCCGCAAAATGATTATCATATAAGAAATCATACTGAATGTGCTCGCTCATAACTTCCCAATCTTCGGGAGTAATGATATTTTTTAGAATCAATTGTGTTCTCAACATATCATTAAACATATTTGAGAATCTCTTTCTCAGACGACCAACAAACTTAGTGAACTTGAGTTCGTCTCTTAAGATTTCTGATGAACGACCAAGATTAAATCCACCCTCTCCATCCATTCTTGATGGTGGAACATTTAAGGCTCTGTATAATTTCTTCTTAAAATATTCAATATCAGTAATTTCTCCAAGATTTTGACCACCAGGAAGTGTGGTGATTTCTGTTCCTCTACCACCTTCCCTTCTAGGGAGCCAGAAATCCTCAAGCATTGCCATGTATTTTTTGTCATCGCGGATTTCACCTGTGTTTGCATCATACACAAGTTTATTGCGATATCTCATCATAACATCACGAAGATATTGCTCAGCTTTTACCTTAGGGAGATTACCAACATCAATGTAGAAAATTCTACGCTCTGGGGCACGAGACAATCTATAAATGACAAGAGAATCCTCAATCATTCTCAGTTGATTAAGTGCTTTAATTGCTTTATGGAGATATGAAAGTGTATGACCTTTATTTCTATCTACAAGACCAGATGTGCAATAAGTGATTGCATCTTTTGCAATTTTAATCCCCTGACTTGCACCTGTCTGAGCTGGATTTGACGAAGGATAAATTGATCTGGGATTGTAGATAAAGTATTCTTCAAGTTCGGGGAACTCATAATCCATAGGATTATCTGTTGTAATCCTCTGAATGGATGATAATCTATCTTCTGGTTTCTTTTTTTGTTGCCTAACATAGCGCATTTTCGATGCATCTATGTAGCGAAGTTCTTGAATACCTTCTTGAGGGTTCTTTAAATCAATAATTTTGTGGTAGTATAATCTACCATCTACATACCAGTTTCTATAGATTTCGTGAGATTTTTTATCAAAATCTAGGAGATCTAAAATATATTTAAATTCTGATCTAATCTTCTTCTTAATACCATCACTTGCATTCAAATTATCTAAATCAATTTGAATTGGAGTATCGTTTGTATCAGAAACAATCGCTTCATTTACAATATCTTCAATGGCACTATCCACCTCTGGATGAAGAGCCATTTCTCTATATCTTTTGATTAATTCAAATTCTGTTCTATATACACCTTCAAGATCAACATATGATCCAAAAAACCCACTGCTTGCATAATGGTCAACCCCGTCCTCATCGTTAGGAGGAACGGGGGAAACCGCAGTGGGTGCTAATGGTTCAGTATCCTCAATAGAGAATCCAAATAATTTTGCCATAATTTATTGTTTTAAGTTTGTTCCTTAGACTATTTATTAACCGTTTGGACCACCTGCTCCAACGATATTAAATGATTGAACTTGGAATTCAACTGTAAATTCCTCAATCGTGTCTGAAGAATCATAAGAAAGATCAATTTGAGATACGTTGGTTGGGAAAATATCAATGAATTCATACTCGGCAAGAACGGAATTGGCACCTCCGCTATTGTCTCTACTGTTAGGTGTAGAACCTCTTCCCAACTGGAATACTCTTGCTGTCGCCATGTATGCACTTGGATCAGTTGCACCAAGATTGAGATCAAGACTTGCAATTTGATTAGACCACTCTTCAAATGCTCTTCTCAGAATAAAGTCTTCATCATTAATGACAGTTACTGTCCAAGTATCAATTGTTCTATCTCCAGCAACTTTAAAAGTTCTTCCACGGAAAGGAACATCAATTGATGCGATATTTTGCGCTGGAAGAGCTGCTGCTTTACACATGAACTGGAACTTGTCAGAATCGAATGTTGGAAGATCGAATCCGAGTTCATTAAGTGTCATTTCAACCACAAATAGATTGGGGCGAGCACCGCCCCCAATCAGTGCTGATTTAAACTGAGAGATTGTTTTGTTTTCTCTGGTTGTTGCCATTGTTAAGTCCTCCTTTTGTTATTTAGATAATATAATTAAACTCTACCAACTACTTCTTCAAAGCTTACACCAGTACGTGTAGCAACGAAAGTAAGAGTTACATAGTTAATTGACTTAGCTGGTTTCAGGAAGATGTCAGCTCTAAATTCATTATTGTCAATAACATCAGGAGTATTGTTTGTAGTGTCGCAAACAACGAAGAATCCATACAGACCTCTCTTAGCCTGAACATCGCGGAGATAAGGTTCAACAATGTTTCTGAAGTTTGCTCTTGTCAGTTCATCGTTCAGTTCAAAGAGTTGTGCTTCCGCTGCTCTTTGAAGTGCTTGCTCAATTGTGAGGAACAAGCGACGAACGTTGATTCTGTCAAACGCTGAAGCATATCCAAGTGCAGTCTTATCACCAAAGAGAATCGTTCCAACTCCTGGTTGAGTAATAATTGAGTTGACTCTTGCAGGATAGAGTTTGTCTCTCTGTGCCTTGCTTGGGTTGTAAGCAAGTTTAACTGCGTTATTAATAACACCTCTTTGCTGACCAGCAGGTGAGAACCAAGGATATGCAACGATATTTGTTCTTGTCATCAATCCAGCAATGTCTCCATTGCAAGGAATGTAACGGAACTTATTGTTGAATCTATCGTAGGTATACTTGTAACCACTGTCAAAGACTGCATAAGATGAAGAACTCAGTGAACTGAAGTAATCAATCAAATTATTCGTTTGAGTTGTTGTGTTAGTGATTCCAATCAGATCTGCTCTATGTGGTCCAATGCAAGCAACACAATCTTTTCTTGCTTCTGCAAGAGAAATCAGGTAGTTTGCTTTTGCTTGTGAATCTGATTTTGCATCAAAACCAGGACCCATGATCAGGTAATCTACTTCTTCTTCATCTTTATTTGAGAACAAACCATATGAGGTGATCAGATCTCCAAGAGCTGGTTTCATTCCACCATTAGCAGAGTAGTCAACACCACCGCTAAGAGTGTAGGTAGTATTTCCGATTCCGCTGTAAGTTACTCCCTGAGCATTCTGTCCCCAGAGTCCGTCACCAATAGAAATTGGAGTGAATGATTGTGATTTAACACCGGAATAAGTAGTGAATCCAGTTGCTACTGGTTTTGTTCCCCAATATCCATCAACTGCGTTAGATGGATTACCACCAGCGTAGACATTTGGTGAGAAGTCTGCCAAATAACCTTCATACCAGATTTTTTGTGGAGCATTTACGTTAGAGATTGCATCGAGTGCTTTAGAAACACTGATATGCTTCTCAAGAACGTTTCCACGAACTCCAGAGATTGATCCAGTATCGTCTACAACAACAATATGGAGAGCATCATTCTTACCTTGTGCATCAAGTGAATACTTGTTGGTTACTGGCTTCGGTGCAATTTCCTTCCAGTAAATAACTGTATTCGTTAAACCTAAAGTTTGCTGATCATACCAGTCTTGAACTGTTGCTGGAGTGTAAGGAGTAACTGCTGAAACTCCAGTATTAATTCCAGAGCTATTTACAAAGTACAGACTTGATGAAGTTGTGTATGAGAAGAGTTCAGAACCCTCCGCATAATCAATTTTTGTTTCTGTACCTGCTGAAGATACTCTAGAAACAACCTTAACTTCGATTGTGCTTGCAGCGTTAGTAGCGTCTGTAGTAACACCAGTGATAATACCCTTCAAGTAACCATTGAAGAGTGTGGTTGTTCCAGAACCTGCAAGAACAGCATTAGTGATTGCAGCAGTGACACCAGCACCGATTGTTGCACCAGCTGCTGAAAGATTAGTAGTAGCAATACCAACAATTTGGTCTGCTTTGTCATCAATCAAGCAAACTTTCAGACTATTTGCCCAAGATCCTGGGTTCTTAGCAGCAAATGTAAAATCAGTTGCTTCTGAATGATTGTTGATATAATCGTCGTAATTGTCAACTCTTAATGCAGTTGTATAAGCGATTCCAACACCTGCGTTTGCGTTGTTGAGGGTTGATCCTCCAGTTCTTACAACTTTAAGGACGCCACCGTATGAAAGGAAGGATGAAGCACTCATCCAATACTCATACTGTGCATCTGTTGAGAGTGGCTTACCAAAAACGTTGATGAGATCTGATTCGTTGGTAATATCAATTGGTTCGTCAACAGGTCCGAGTGGAAAAGGTCCAGCAATCGCACCGATATTATCTAAAACATTATCAACTCTCCCTACTGTTAAATCAACCTCTCTGACGAGTACACCAGGAGATAATTGAGGAGTCGCCATGTTTTTCTCCGTAAAATTCTCAGTTTATCTACAAAATATTTATTAAAAAGTTACTTTTCGCAGGGGAAACATGACGTGAACACCCTACCAGTCAGGATATTCCCATTTACCGAAGATATTGGTCTGCATTCTACTAATAACAACTCTTTTTATAGTACAATCTTTACACTCATATGAATATGAGGAAGCCACTGCTCCTCTATTTTTTCTTGTTCTATAAAAACCATCTACTAGATTTTTAGTTTCTCCACACACTCTACATTTCCTATCATTTAATAACAGATGTCCAAGATTAATCTGCTTGTCTATATCCATTATTGATATTCCCACATGTATGCCATATCTCCATACTCATCAGTAAACCACCTATCTCCATCAACATCTACAAAACTACTAGAATCTAAACCATCAACAATGAATCCAAATGGAGACATATCTTGCTCTATCTGATTCTTTTGTTCCTCATATAATCTCTTTCTAATGTCTTGATCTGTGAGTTCTTTAAAATAATCTTGTGCAACTAACCATGCATAAATGACCAAACACATTGCTAGGTCATCATTACAACCTTCTTCAGCTTCAAACGAATTATGTTTTGAAATAAAGGTAGTTAATTCTGAGATTATCTCATAATCTTTAAAGAGAAGTTTATCACTCTCAATCATGGTCTTGAGATTAAGTGATCCTACTTTCTTCACAGTTTTTGACATCTTAACGCCAAGTTGAGTTTTCTTTCCAGAAAATCCCTGACCAACAATTTGTCCTGCTCTACCACGCATAGAGCACATGAGAACATTTTGGTATTCGAGATCGTAGTGGAGTAAAGATGCTACTTGATCACCAATATCATTAACCTCACATAAGATATAAGCAGCATTATAATTTTTTGCTACTTCGTATATAATATTTGGAAACAACATTGGTTTGATTTCGTTGTTTCTATATTTTGCAACTACCTTGTGTGGAAAAGATGTTATATCTACAACAACAAAGGCGGAGTAGTCTTCACTCACACCTCTAGCAACGTCAACTGTAATTACATAATCATGTCCCTCAAGAGAATTTTCATAAACATCCAAACCAGCATTTCTTTGTATTGGGTTTTCATAAACAAAACTTTTAAGTTTGCTGGGCGCAATTAGAGTATCAACCGATCCTAAGAATTCGCACTCAAACTCAATCTTAAATTGTTGCTCTGAGGTGTTTGCTATTGTCTGCTTTTTCCATTCCTCATCTCTTCCAGGAACTTCAGACCAATGAACGTCAGTTGGTACATATTCATTTCTACCTTTTTCAGCATCATGCCACATTCGGTAGAAATGATTCATACCATGTGGAGTTGAAACAATAATTACTTTCGTGCTTTTACCAGAAGTAATAGTAGGATAAACAGATGCAAAGAAGGAATCTGCGATATGGTTTGGGACGAAAGCGAATTCGTCCAAGAAGAGGATATTGAAAGACATGCCTCGGACAGCACTCGCAGACGTAGAAGCAGCCAGAATCTTTGATCCATTTTCTAATTCAATATTACCTTTGTTCCATGATATAATACCTTGCTGCATCCATTTTGGTAGGTTTTCATATGCAGTTGCTAATCTACTTAACAATTCCCTAGCAGTTGCTGCTTTGTTTGCAAGAATACCAATATTTACACTATCATTAAAAATGAGATAGTGGAGAAGATAAGAAACCACAGTTGTAGATTTACCTGTCTGACGTGGCATCTTACAGATATTAAATCTATTAGTATGGAAGTTATTGATCAGTTTCTCTTGAAAGTGATATGGATGGAACTGTGTTAGTCCTTCATCCAGGGAAACAATTTTGATATAATTGTTGGCAAAATAAACAGGATCATCTTTACATTTTACAAACTCAAGAATTTGTTCTTGTGTAAATTCAATCGCAGTATTTGCTTTCTTTAGATTAGGATTACCAAGATATACACTATCAGTCATAAAAACTACCTTTGTTCAATCCAGTTCAATACTGCAAGTGCTGCTTTGTTGCTATTTGGAGATGCACAAGCAAGTGTATAAGTATCGCTGATTGTTCCAATACCACTTCTACCCAACTGAAGTGCTGCCTTATCATCAATATTAATCAATGCTGCACCACCCCCAACAACAAATCCATTTAACAAAGTAGTTCCGCCAGTCGTTGCAGTTTGCGTAATATTGTATTGCATAAAGGAGTTTGGGTCTGGATGATCTACCCAAGTTCCACCCGTATTTGTTGCATTCTCAAGAAGTTTCCAATATACATTTGTATTATCATTCGTTGCTGCCTGTAGAGATCTCAAAAGCATCACTGCAGATAATTCATCAGATTTTAAACGAATACTTACAATAGGATAAAATGTGTTTGCAGATGTCATCGTTGTCCCCGTAATGGGATTTGCGATACTTACAAGAGTTCCAAGTTTCTCTGGTTCTCCTTCCTGAATAAGAGAATTAGAACCTTGATAAAGATAGTGAGTTCCCGCAACACCAGTTACATTTTCAATCTCAAGACGAATGGGAAGGAATGGAGTAGAACACCATACTTTATCTTGAATATTTGAATTATCAAAAGTATGACTTTTAATTGTTTCACCTTTCATTAACCAATTAAAATCTACTGTTCCTGCACCATACCACTCATAATTAATAGAAATCATCTGTTGTTTTGTTGGGTCTGCGACTACACCAGACCAACCATTACCATCAAACTTTTCACCATTCCAATCATCTCTACTAACTCTTACTTCTGTAGTAATACCTGATGTTGAAGTGCGAATTACATAAGAATATGTCCCTCCGTCATCCTCAAAATAAGCACCATTATAATCATCAAACAATCCAAATCTTCTGCGAATACCTACCTTTGGTTGTTCTAACCGAACTGCAAACGCCAATGTTGCTGGTCTTCCAGGAATGTATCTCATTACATTCTTGGTCTGTCTGATGACTTTACTTCCTGCAGTAGAACCAACTTGCATGATTACATTACTAGCAGAAACATTATGAGTTGCAGTTCCAACTCCAACGATTCTCTCATCCCAAACATCAGTTTCTTTACCATACTGAAAAGTATTAAAGAATACTGTTTGAAAAGGAGCAACTTTTAGTCTGTTATTGTTGGAAAACTGAGGCCTCCAGTCCGTTTGGTTTCCCCAATGATCTGCTATATTAAAAACCTCAAAAAGACTTCTTTCTTGATTTAGAAAGTCTTGTTCAACTTTATTCCACTGTGCCATTAATTATTCACTCCAACTCAATCTTTCTGGTTGATATCTTTGTACGTTTTTGATTCTAGAAGTGTTTTGCTGAGAAGGATAAATGTTATGAACTATCGCTCCTGGATACTCTCCCTGAATTTGTTCTGCAAGTTTATTTTTAGAGAGCATACTACCCTCCACTTCTAAACGATAGATCTTCCCTTCCCAAACAATATCGGCAAAGAATGACTCTTGTGTTTGTTCTGGTTGAGAAGAACCTACATTTAGAGTACCATTAAAATCACCATTAATAGTGATACTTTCTGATAAAAATTCTTTGAATGATTTCATTTTAGTTACAGTTCCAACGACGAAGGGCTTTGTTGATTCTTGAATCTGGATCTCTTGAAGTTTCTGCAGAAGTCAATCTCTTCTTCATACCTTTCATTCTGCTACAGAATGATTTGCGACGTGCTGCTCTTTTTCCTTCGGGATTCTTTTCAGTAACCGCAGTTTGAAGTTTTGAACCTGGATTCTCACGACGATATGCATCAACTGCTTTTTGACTCAAACCGTCAGTCTTATCTTGACGATTAACTTTTTGCCAATCTTCTATTTGCAAAAACTGTTCACCTGGTTTGATATCGGAGATATAGTATGAATTGACTTTAGAACCTGGATATACCTTTTCAATTTGATCCTGAACTTCTTTTCTACTTGGTTTAGTAACCTGTGGGAAGAACATCTTAATTCCGTAGTACTTACCTCTCCAAGTAAGAGTTACTAAAATGATATTTCCCGTTTTTGAAGGAATGCGAACCGCTTCCTCTACTTTTTTAATTGGATCTGGTTTAATCAGATCAATTACTTCTGCAAAGGTATTTCCATTTGCGTCCTCAATCGTCTCTTCTTTTTTAACACAGTTTGGATATCTTTTACCAAACATAGTCTTCATACCTTTCTTTTCATACCCAGGCCAACATTTTTCATCAAGTTCTAATTCTTCCTTCTTAGTCTTATTGCCCCAATTTGCAGCACCAACTTTGCGACACTTTACAAGTGCTCCAGATGCATATGCAGATGGCCAAACTTTATAACGCGACTTTACTTTTGAATAGCAAGCATCTTTTTCACCCGCTGCTTCTTCAATATCAATTTCATCACCAACTTCAATATTGTTCTCTTCAAACCAACCCCTATTTACTTCCAAAGCGCAGATGACTTCTCCATCAGAAGAGACCGGAGTTTCATTGAATGGTTCTAATTCCTTGATACTCTCAATAATCCCCTCTTCATTAATAAAAGCAATATCAAGGGGAATTCTAGTTTCGGTCATATGGAAAGATTGCTTAGCAACCTCATCAAAGATAAACAGCATTCCACTATTTTGTTCGAGACTCTCTCTAAACATCAATCCGAGATTGAAGTCTCTAATATTTGTTGGAATCTCAATATGTAATGGAAGAATAGTATATTCTACTTTCATTTCTCCACTATCTACATAATCCGCAGCAGAATCGAGATAATCTGCTGCTTTAGTGATCTTTGACTGTACCCATGCTTCAACTTCACCCTCACCCTTCTTCATTTTCTTTCTAAGTCTCTTTGCAGCATCCATTACTGTAGAAAGCTGTGAACGAGCCATGGAATATTCATGATCTTTTAAAGATGCTTCAGAAAAACCCTTAACAGTCATTTTGTCCCACATTTCAGGACCATATGAGCACTCACCTCTTGTTTCCATCTTTTTGCATTTAGTGCAATAACGGACTTCTTCTTTTGCTTCTGTTTTCACGTTAATTGCTGCTCCTTTTCTTTCTGGATTTGGATCTTTACGATTCTTGCGACGGAATGCTGCTTCTTCTTCGCCCTTATCAAGATCGCGCTTCATTTTACTTGAACCGCACTTTGGTTTGGTTGTTTGTCCTGGTTGTTTTGCACAGGGTTTTCCTGCGTATTTACCACCCAACTGAACCCAACCAGGGGTGCCATCAGAAGCGCGACTCTTAGTAAACCAGTCATGCAGAGAATCATCACCACTCTTCGTCTCTTCGTAGGCGAGACCTCTTTTAGTATGTTTAAGTTCACCTTTTTGCTTCGCAATTAATTTTTTAGATAAAGCACCTACATCAACACCTGTTGGATTTTCATCTGGAGTTTTCTTTTTGGGATTATCATAAACATCTACATCCCCATCAGCATCCCGATCAACATATTGAACTGTTGAGTGATGGACCAACTGCTTTAGGTCTAGATTGGGATCCAACTGATGTTGTTTTCCTTTTAGATGAGGTGTTTTATGAGAAAACTTTTGGTATTTCATTCAACTGATTTTGATTTAGTTTCTTCACCTTTTGCTCTTTTTCTTCTCGCTGCACAATGAGCACGTTGAGAAAAACCTTTTGGGTTTGAGCAATCAATACTCTTTTTATATTTATTACTCCACTCTTCTTGAAACTGCTTAAAAGTTTTCATACTTCTATTGCAGTAAAAACAACTTTGAAAGTAGTATCACTGGCAAATGCTGGATGACCAAGTAGACGTAATGCTCCACCACTAATATCTGTTGAGAATGTTGCAATTCCTATCGGTTGATTGATGGTTCCATATTCAGTCATGTATGTAGTTGATCCATCATGAATTACATTGATGGTAGTCATATTATAGTTTGTTCCTTCTGTTACTTGAACTTGATAATTGACTGATCTGTAGATTGAAGCACTTATAGACATAACAACTGCTGGACCTAATCCAGATGTTGTTAAAATGCCAGACTGAATATCACCTGCAATCAATTCTAAGTTTGATGCAGATACTGGGGCAAAAGTAAATTCGCTTGTTGATGCGTTATATCTTAAAAATCTACCATCACCCAGATTTGTGCTGTCAACATCACTCAAGCCAACAAGAGTTGAAGATCCACCACTTAAAGCAGTGCTTGCAATTCCAACCCAGTTAGTTCCATTAAAAATTAAAAGTTTGTTTTGACCTGTACTTTCATCAAAACTAACATCAGCAAGATCCTTTACAAATCCAGCACCGCCACCACCGATGCTTGCAAGTTGCATCTGGACCCTATTAATAAAAATTCTATAGTGGTCCTGTAAGTCTTTAAGAGTTACATAATCTTTGTTTAGTGGAGTTAGTGGATCTGAATTTTTTGTTGAAGGTGGATCTGTAAGATCTTCTGTTAAGAGTTTTTTCTCGTCAAACTTTTCTAAAATTGATTCTAGGTGAGAAATTTTCTCCAAAAGTTGGTTATTTTTCTTCTCAATATCATCAATTTTAATTTTTGATAGAGTTTCTTTTAGAGTATTCTTTGCATCTTGAATATGCTTTTCATTTCTAACAAAGTTAATCTCTAAGTCTTTTACTTTGTCTAAAATATTCTGCTCAAAATACCCAACTTCATTTTTCAGAATATCATAGTATTTTGTTGTACTAATATCCAAATTACTTTGAAGATCACTAACATCTTTAGTCAGATTTTCTTCTAAGTTCGTTATTTTTTCCGAAAAGATGTCAAGTCTATCTGAATACTTTTCGAGTTTTTTATTCTCACTTATCTCTCTATTTTTAAAATCCTTATATAAGTTCTCATATGTATTTGATATAGAAGATATTTGATTTTTTGATTCAGATATAAAAGATTCTATCTCAGAGATTTTAGAATTTAAAGTCTCATCAATAGTATCTTTTTCCAGATTTACTTTTTTTTCTAAATCTAAAACAGTCTGATTGACCTTTAAAATATTATTTTCAATATTTTCAGTCAGTCTCTTAATATCATTTTCATTCTTAAGAGAAGACTCTACTAGTATATTTCTATACTTTGGAATTTCTGAATTTATAAAATTATCTAACTGTTCCTTTATATCATTAATTCTAGATTGATGGTTCGATTCAATCTCCTTGTGCAAAGTTTCAATATAGTTTTTTGATTCGGATAATCTTTTCTCTGTTTTTGATTCCGTTTCTGCAAAAAACTTTTTATATTTTGGTAATTCTTTCTTTAGTGTATAATTTAGTTTATCTTCTATTGAAGAAATATTTTCTTTAATTTCAAAAAGACTATTTTGGTTTATACCATGGACAGTCTCTGTAATTGATAAAAGTTTATGTGATATTTCGTCATTAATTCTTTCTACTTCAAGATCTAATGATTTTTTGTAATCAAGAAACCTTTCATCAATTCTAATTTCTGACTGAGATACGGAACTCTTGATCTTTGGAGCTTCTACACTTAAAAAATCTTCAATTATTTCTGATAATGCTGTAAACTCTTCCTTAATATCTAAAAGAGTCTTCGAATTCAAATATTTTATATTATTCTGTACATTTTTTATAGATTCTTCAACAAAAAATAATTGAGACACCATAGCATTATCAAGATCTTCTCTCTTGATGCAACTATCAATTTCTTCCTTTAGTAAGTCTATGCCCTGAGATAGATCATCTATCCTTTCAATGCTTGACTTGAATCCATCAATATTATTAGTAAATTCGGTTAGTGACTGTATATTACTTAGATTGTATTTGAAGACATCAAATGCTTCTGTTAATTTTTCTATCTTTTCTGGAGCTGCAGAATTTAACTCCTCATTAACAACGTCAAGAGAATTTTTAGAACTAATATCATTAAAAAATTCTGAGGGTTTTCTTAGTGGCACCTACTATTACTCCATATCCATCTGTAGTAGTATTTATTTTACAATGAATTTATTCTTTATCCAAATTACTATTTTTTAGAAGTTTAGCCAATTCTGCTGTAGATCCAACAAAAAGAGCGTTTGTTACATTTGATGGACCCCTTACTTGCTTTTCTTCTTCAACATCTTTCAGTTTTTTCTGAAGATCCATTAATTTATCTGTAGCGTCTGCGACATTTTTGATCAGTTGTCCAGCAACCTCATATGCCCTTGGCATTTCACTTTCTTGAGCAAGTTCAAGAATACCATTGATTGCCTCTTGACCCTTTTCAATTAAACTGTACAAATTACCTCTTGTATATTCATAGTCTTTTTTAATATCTTCTACCGAAGATTTTATATTTTCAATTTTTTCAATGGGATTCTCTGGTTCTTTAGATACTACTTCCCCATCAACATTAAATGCTTCATTCAGATCGTCAAATTTCTTTGTCATTTTCATACCGTACTGCCACTAAATCCAAAATCATCACCTTCTTCAACTAAAGCATTATCCTCTGTCGTAATTGATTTAATTTCCGCACCTCTTAAGTGAGATGTGATTGTTGTTCCGTCTTTACCTCTTTCAACTGTCAATACATTACCATTTTTAGACTTGACATAAACTTCCTCACCTTCAATGTCCAGATATGTTTTTGCTGCGATAGAACTTCCATCATCAACAGTTAGTAATGTATCTGTTGTTGTTATATCTTTTGAAAGATTTGTAACAACTGTTCCTGTATAATTCTTGATCGCTCTTGGAGTCGCTGTGAATACAACTTCCCTCGTTGTATTTGTAAGATCTGTTCCAGTAATATAGCTGACTTTTGCAGATTTGATAATATCTTTCGTTGCACTGATGACAGGTCCAAATAGATATGTTTTTGCAGTGAATCTTAAGGTATAAAGAAGAACTCTTCTTGTAGAAAAGTCACCCTCATAGTCATCCTGCATTGTAATATTTTCTAATACTATAGGAATGTCTCTTTTTTCATTAATCTCTTCGACTAATTCCACCGTCAAATTATATGATGGTTGAAAATATGGTAAAATCTGCTCAACAATTTGCAAAGCATCATCATTTAATTTTGTCATAATGCTCAGTTCAAACTGCATATTATAAGGAACTGGCATATATGCTTTTTTAGTTTCTGATCCATCATTTGGATCTTTTACTGTGAATGTTTGAGTTGTTGAAACTTTTCTTGCTGGATCATAAGTTAATCCAGTAAATTCAAATGACATTCTTGGTAATGTCAAAGATGTTGGTTTATTTAAATCTGGAGATTGGTTTAATCTTGCTAAAAACTTCTGAGTCGGACCATAAGCCAAAGGAACCTTAATAACACTTACAACCTGATCTGAGGAATCGGTGTGTTTTATTGAAATATTATTAAAAAGGGTGCCAAATGATATGACAGTTCTTCTTAATATTTCGTTGTAAAAATACTCAAACATGGTTAGATCCCTTTATAATATTATTAATACTTATAAATGTTATTTATGGAGTCCCAAAAGGATTACCTTCAGAAAAGTCTATAATCAAATCTGCCTCAATTTCTATTTCAGAATTACTTGAGAACCCATCACTTGGAGGATTCAAATCTATTACTCTCAATTGATGTGATGCTGCAGATGCTGCTCCAATTATAGATTCTCCAATCTGGAAAGATCCAGTAACTGATGCAACTTCAAGTTGATTTGTAGATGAGTTCCATGACCTTACTTTTGCCGTTGTTCCACTGATAGATCCAGTTACAGTCTCATTAAATATAAAGTCTCCTGTGGAATTCATAGATGGAGAAGCGATCGTAATTGTGGGCGCTATACTATACCCAAGACCTGCATTAGTAACTCTAATCGCAGTTATTGTTCCAGCCGCACTTACAATCGCTGTTGCTACAGCAGATTGTGTTGCAATACCACTTAAGAATACTTCGTTAGTAAATGTAACTTGAGGTGCAGATGTATATCCAGCACCAGCATTTGTAACCGTTATGATGCCAACAACACCATCTCCAATCGTTGCTGTGGCAGCAGCCCCTGCTCCTCCACCACCGATGAACCTAATGTTAGGTGCAACTGTATATCCTGCGCCTGGATTGATTATGTCAGCTCTCTGAACTGATTGTGCGCTTGGATTTACATTATCGGTACATACAACTATTCCAGAAATCATTACTGCTGTTGCTATTCCAGTTATTCCGCCAGATGGTGCTGAAGATATACCAACCGTAGGAATAGATGAGTATCCACCACCCCTATTCGTAATGGTAATAAGTCTAATACCACCCGAGGTAATAATACCAGACACTGCTGATGCAGTTACTCCAGTACCGACAAGAGTAAGGGTCTGCGTATTTCCTAGAATTGTTGAAATTCCATCTTCTGTCTGTCCGATTGTTCCTGAACCATCAGAAATACCTCCAATTAAAATATCATCAATTTCAGATACACCAGTATCAATAACTTCATCTTCATATATAAAGAGTTCACATTTCAGTTGATAAACATAATTTTTTTGGAGTTGATAGAAAGGTTTTTCGTGCTCAACAAATTTTACTTCAAATAATCTATCACCTAAAGGAAAATATACAAGATCTCCTTCTTTTGGTCTTTTTGTCAGTTTTACATTTGCCTCATTTTTCATTAGAGGTGAAATGTAAGTTTCAAATCTTTCTCTAGAAATAGTCAGTGTTACTTCTTGGGTTTGTTGAATGCCAAATTTTGATAATATGGTAGTATTATCTCCATACCCTTCAAAATTTTCCAAATATGCTTCAAGTGGATACGCATCATCAAACATAGACTGTACTACTTCTTTTAATACAGTTTTTTCAGTTAAGTATTTTCTTGGCAAATAATGAATTTCAACACCATACATTCTCAACTGTTCGTTGATCAGATCTTGAATTAAATTTTGCTCTGATTTAGAACCTTGTTGAAAAAATGGATTAAGCATATTTTTAACCGATCATGTCTAAAGGTGGAAGTTCATAAGTAGACATCATTTTCTCAGAAATTGCGTCTAATTCTTTCTGAGCATCATCGTAAATTTGTCTTCCATTTAACTCAACACCACCTGGAAGTTTTACACCTTGGAATTTAATCAGATTTTGTCCCCACTGCTTTTTGATTAGTGATGTTAAATACTTCTTCAAAAAAGAATCGTTCCAAACTCTTGAGTAATCATTTGGATCCAAAGCTCTATAACAATCAATAATAACATAGTCTCCTACCTGAACACTTCCCCAGTCAATATCTAAGTATAGTCTATCTTGTCTTTGATTAAATCTTATTTGCTTTTGAGTCGTCAGCAAAAAGTCCAAATCTTCCAAATACGTTTTGGTCATTGCATATGTTAAGATCTCAGTAGATCCCCAATAGTAAATATCGTTCAAGAACAACTGATATTTAACACTAAACATATTATTAGTTGTTGTATTGCTGCCATCAAAATGATAAATTTTTGTTATTCCAATAACTGAAGGTGGGATTTGTAGAAAATTACTGTTTTCTTTATAAGAAAATGTTGTAGAAACTCCAGCAATTGTAGCTGATGCTGTAGTCGTTACAATACCTGCACTTGTATCATTAGGTGCTCTTCCTCTATCAATATCTTCCTGCGTTAATTGGTATTTTAAAAATACTTGACCAACACCATCAAAATGTCTCTCCTGAAAATATTGAATAGCATCATCCACAAGATCCTCGATTTGCTCATCAGCAACGTTGATCTCTAAAACTGGAGCTCCCAGCTGTCTTTTACAATAATTTATTAATTCAGACCTACTTGATGGTTGTGCCATTTACCAATATTCCCCTAAGTGTATTTATGCTGGGGCTGAAGAGATGCCTGGGAGAACTAATATATTACCGTTTGTTATATTATAAACTGTCGATCCAGAACTCACTAATACATTATAGACGTATCTACCTTCAGCAAGATTTCTTGTTGCAGTTGATCCTAAAGAAATTTCGAATTTACCTCCAGCTGCACTTGTAAATCCCACGTTAAAAGTTGCTATTGGGTATAAACTGGACCCAATAGAAACACTTTTTGCCATTTGTGCGGATCCTGTGTATCCACTAAAATTGAAAGCAGAACTTGATGTATTAACTACATTAAATTTTGCTTTGAAATCTGATCCAGTATTGATAGTAAAATTAGATCCAACTGGTACTCCAGAGTCGGGATCAAAAGTAATATTTCTACTTGGCATCAGAAACTCCTAATTGTGCTAAATTTGAAACAACTTCTTGCTGTTTTAAATAAAGTTTATAGTAACATTTAGCAATTAACTTTGCCGTCTCAACATCATCTATACTATCTATCTCAGAAGAAACTTTGAAATACTCAAAACTTTTACTGAGATTTTCTAGTTCAATTTTGTCTGGATCCATTTCCATTTAATAACTCCCTTAGCAAGAATTTTATTTCATCAATATCACTCTTCATACTAGCAACTTCTTGCTCAATACTCTGTACCTTTTGATTCTTTTCGTTTTTTGCTGCACGTCTTGCAACATATTGTTCGTAGTCCAATTTATTAACATTTAATATTGAATTTGTTTGAGGGTCTCTTGCAAGATCTGCATGACCCTCTACACCATATCTTTCCATATCAAGCAAGTGCAATTACTCTAAGATCCTTAATTCTAGGTACGTATACTTGACTTGTTGAAGTCAATATAATCTTCACACGATATGCTCTAAAGTCTGGTAAATCATCTGCTGTAAAGGTATACTCCTTAAATTCAGTTGATACTGGACTGAATCCATATGTATTTGTCTTTGGAACAAATATATCAGACTCTCCATTATTATTTGAAGAATCAATAATGCGACCCCTAGTGTCAAGATTAGAGTATCCTGGGAAAGGAACGAAAATTGGATTTGCACCAGCTTCATTTGCAACATAGTAGAATGCTCGAATATCACATTTTGAACTAATGTGAGCAGCCACAAGAACCTTAAGTGAAGATGCTGAGTTTTCTAAGACAATTTCCTTAGAAATATATTGACATGCTGTTGGATCAGTGGCAATTTCATTAACTCTTCCATCAGTCGCATAATCCTGAATTACATCATTAACTCTATTTGAAGTAAGAATCACACTTGTTCTTTGACCATCAATGACAGGTGAAACGCGACTATCAACTGTTCCCATGAATATTCTCATATTCATGGATTTTGATCCTGGAATATTTGCGAGTTGATTGTCCTCATTAACTTTGGAAGCAATCATTCTTGGTGAATCAAGATAATTGGTTTCATTTAAAGTAATTGATTCAAATCCATTATCAATATATGGAATTTCATTTCCATTAATGCTTCTAGATGTAATAGTTCTCAATTCACCAGTAATATTTGTTCCACGAACAGTTACGTTTTGAACAATAGGTGTGACTATTTCAAATGGCATGTTTTGTGTTGCCTTCACATTATATCCACCAGCAGATTTTGTTTGATTGATATAAAGAGAGGGGAATCCACTATCATCGCTTCTATCATCGTTGTCAATATCAAGTGCTCCCATGTTCAACTTAATGTGATAAGAGTCGAATGCAATTGGATTAGAAATTGTTACGTCATTTAGATCATGTGTCTTATTAATTCTTGCAAGATTAACTCCTCCAAGTTCATATTTGTAAACTGGCGTTCCAACTGGGTATGTAATTGGATTCGTTCCTCTTACAATATTTCCGCCAATTGTATTTCCAGAAACTGAAGTGTATTCTATAATTTCATTACCAATCAACAAATATCCAATATTTGTTGTACCAACTCCAACATTTTCAAACGTTGAGAAGTTTACTGCACTATCTACTGTAATTCCACCAGTTGCTGTAGCATCATATTCTGCAGTAAGTTTTGTTGGTTTAATATCTGGGAGAACACCAGAAATGTTTACCAAATTATCTGAGAAGTACATTCCATGGTTCTGATGATTTACTTTAATATGCAAACCATCGTTTACAACATTTATTGAAGAAAGTGTGACATTTCCGCCAGTAGATGCATTTAAAGTTGTAGTTACACCAGAATTGTTGGTGTATTGCATCGTGTAACCTGCACCAGTAATGAAATTACCTTGTACATTATCCAGAATTAACTGGTTTGTATTTGCAATTGAAACAACTGTTAATCTGGCATTTCTACCAACAGAACTTACTCCAATTGTGCTTATTCCAAGAACATCACCAACTTGATATCCTGATCCACCACTTGTAATGCTCGCTGCACTTGCAACACCATTGGAAATAGTTACTTGAGCAATAGCACCTGTGCCACTACCAGTGATAGTGGTTAGATTTACACCACTAAATGTAGCAATTCCGTCAGTTGGTGTATAACCAATTCCTGCAGTAGATACTGTAAGAGCGCCTGTCGCAATAGATCCAGCAAGACCAACTAGATTACCAGTAGCATTTGTTCCAAGTTGTGAGAAGGTATTTCCAATAGCATATCCATTATCAACTACTGTTGATCCCAATCCAACTCTAATTCTTCTTGACTTGAGCTCTAGAGAATCTGGTAAAAGTGTTGCAACTTGACCATTGCCTTCTCTAAGTTCTGGATTATAGAATTCTACGGAACCAGAATCGAGGAAATCTGCTCTATAAATTGTGAATTTGAGATCTTCCCACTGACTTGCTTCCCAAGTTGAAGCATTTTGTGACTTGAAGAGAGATCCAAGGTATGGTTGGTTTGATATAAATGTATCAGTTAATAGATCATTCTCACCAATTCTTGAGATGTAAACACTATACTTAGTTGAGTTTGATGCTAAGCATATTGCATATTCTTTTCCACCTTCAAGATAAACTGGTGCTTTGAATTCAAATGTTGTTGCAACAGATCCATCTGCCGAGGTTATAATCTGATCTGGATCTAATACAATTTCTGTAAATGGAAGGATTTTTTGAGTTGGGAATCCATTTTCCATCGTTCTCAACTGGAAAACGACTGGAATATCCATGTCATCTTTAGACTGGAAGAACACATCACACTTAGTTACGAATACTCCAGTTTCATCTTCAATTAAGAATGACTGTGCAAGCGGGTCATACCAACCAACAACAACATCTCTACGAGTATCTGAAAGAACAGTAGATCCTACAACTTGAGTTCCAAGAGATCTATTAACATTTCTTTCTTGGAACTCTTGTTTGTTCTCAACTCTTGCATTCCTAATAGAAATAATATTCTCTTGTACAGTTTCTAAAGTGCCTGCAGCAGTATAAGTTTCTTCTGCAATTGTTGTGGCAAGATCTTGATTATTCTGATCATCATTGACAAGAATAAATGTCTTTGTTCCCGTTTCAAATCTTGGGTGATTGATGTTATTTGGATTTGGAATAAAGAAACTGCCGATTAATGATGCAGAAAGATCAGAAACCAGTCTTACGTTCGTAATTGTTGCACGAGCACCACTAGTTTCACCAATAAGAGTCATATCTGTTTCAACATAACCACCATACTGACCTTGCTCTTGTTGAGAGAGTGATAATGTATCAACGTTCAGTATTGATGATGTTGAAGAGTATGCTGCAGATAATGGTTGTCTAGTGTATGGGTTTTCACGGAAAACTGAGGATGGAGTATCGTAAGATCCTTCTCTATGATTTGGTTGAGCAGCTCTGAATGTTATTCTTGGAGCAGTATCGGTTAAATCTGCACCTAAACCTGTTCTAATAGTTCTACCAATAATATTTTCACCAACCTGGAATGTTCCAGAAATCATGGAAATTTCAAGAAGTTTTGGTACGCAATATCTTGTAACATTAACTCCATCAAAGAATGCATACATTTGTGTAAGAGGCTTGAGTCTCTTACTTACAAATTCAACGTTACGAGATCTCATGAATGGGATGATGTCCCTACTTACAACTCTATCACCTACAGATTCTCTATCAAATTGTTCTGTTACAACTGTTCTGGTTCCAGTTCTGGACTCTACTCCAAGTTGAATTGTTTCTCTAAGAGTATCTTGAATTACTCTTGTTCCAGTGCTTTCAATCCATCTCGCTGGGTTTGAAGATGGATCTCCGTTGGGCCATCCACCAACACTTCTTCTACCGAAGTTATTATTTTCAGTTCTTGTTGAAGTAGATTGTCTAGTTTCTGTACCAGTCCAATTAGTTTGCCAAGATCCCCAGATGATAGGACCAAATCCAGTTTGTGGATCAACACCCTCAGTTCTAGCTAAGTCATTGATCGTTTGTGCATAATTTCCTTCAGTTTCGATAATCTTAGCTTCAAGTCTAGTTGTATCAACCCAAGTATCTGAGGATGGTGTTAATTCAAGAGTACCTTGCCAGAAACTAATAAGGAAAGGAGTTACACTTTCAGCTCTAGTTGCGAATGTCTGCTTGATGTATTCAACTTCTGCATAATCTAAAGTAATAACATCATTTGATCTTCTTACATTTGTTCCTTCAATAGGAGTAAATGCCAAATCATCTGCTGGATTTGTATTTACTACAGGACCAAAAATCAAATCAACTGAACTTGTATAGTGTCTTGGACGAAGTTCTTTGTTTTGTCTATCAATACTGTTCTTAATTGGAGCACCATTCTCCTGTGTCAAGAATGAAGAGAAATTGTCAACTAAGAATCCAGACTTAAATCTGTTCAAACCATCTGCATCTGGAACAAATAAGTTTGCTGTATTTGTTTCAAGTAAGGATAGTGATGTATAATATTCAAGATTTCTTATTCTATTCTCAAGTTGCTTAATATCAACCATTCTATATCTCTTGTGCTCCAAGAAATCAATGGATGCTTGAGATGGAGAATATAAGTATGGCGAAAGTTTGATTGTAGCGATTTCTAGTGCTTCATCAACTGGTACTGGTTTTTCTGGTTTTTCTGCAGGTACTCCATACTTAACTTGGAAAACACCTTCCTTTGTGAGGAAAATTCTATCAATTCTTGGAAGATAGAAGGAGAAAGTAGTTAAAATACTCTCATCAGACGCTAATACATTGGTTGCAGAATTTCCAGATGCATTAAATGTTCTGCCATTAAACTCTAGAGGAGATGCAGCACCCTCAGAAACTGAATATTGGGAAACTCTTGGTCTTATATCTAAGATATCGGTATTTCTGAATCCATTTACAGAGTGAATTTCTTTGATATAATCAAAGGTTCTATAAGATTCTGTTGTGGTGAGATCGCCATCATCTGTTGAATCGAAATAACCATTAGAAAAATAAATTTTAAGTTTCTTAGAAGGCTCTTCAGAATTTGATTTTCTCTTTATAGTTCCATAGTCATAGAAAGTTTCTTCTTGACCATTCGTAAAGCTATAATTGGGTGAAATTTCAAAACTTGGAGCAGAAAGTGTTGTAACTACTGCTTGAGCGTTTGATTCTTGGAAAATTACAGTCTCACCCTCTTTGAAAGAAATATCATTTTTGTATATAAATGATATTTGCGAATCTGAGAGTCTTTCAGCATAAATCGCAACAGCCCCGCTAGTTTGACCGATTAAAAGTTCACCAACAACAAGTCCTAAGGTAGTTGTTGATGATGTTGTAATAGATGAGAGAACTACTGTTGGTGCAGATGGATTGGAAGTATCTGCGGACTCATAAATTCCATGAATTTCAATAACATCTGGAACGTTAAGAGAAATTATTTCGTCTTGAACTCTGGTTCCAAATGGATAATTGCCAAAAGTTAATCCATCATTGAGAGTCGTTGCTCCAATTCCAGATCCTTCATATTTCGATTTATCAATTACTATTGAATTTACTCTGTTTTTGATCTTTGATTTTGATGTTGGGTTTATTTTTCTTAAGGTTGCTATAAGAGTAGCACCAGTATCATTATCCCCAAGATTTAAAATCTGTAGTTGGCTGCTTCCAACTAAGAATGACATTCTATCGGAAGTCAAAAGTTCTGTAGAACCATCAGATCTAATCAAAGTATATCTTTCATCATCAAATGGTAAGAAAGTCTCATTTGTTCCTGCAACAACAGGTGTTGAAAGTTGACCAGAAGAGATATTGACGGTAAATGTCTTTCTAATTGTCAGAGAAGCACTTGTTAAATCAACTGAAGCAATATTATTCTTTGGAAGTTTTGTATATAAAGTATTATCTGAGGATGATTTAAGCTTTGTAGATAATACTTTAAAGTCTGTTGCGTTATAGGATACAGTTGGAAGCGTGCCGTTTGCAACTCCAGCAACATCTGCAACTCCCTCAATTGTTATTGTAGAAGATCCTACGCTTACAACTTTTGCAAGAATCGGATCTTGTGAAGTTGAAAGATCGCTATATTGAACTACACTACCAATCTTAGCAAAAGATCCTGGGAATAATAAATTGGCACTTGTTACTGTGCTTACTCCACCAGATTCTGCTGTTATTGATGCAATACCAACATTAAAAGATGTGGATTGAATTACATCCGCACTAAAGGTATTGACTCCAACGACGCCATTATTCGTTCCGAAAACGGATTTGACATCTGAAATACTATAAGAAGTGATTGCAATAGCAATTCTTCCGTTTTCAATTCCATCAAAAATAAGTGACTCATTTAGAACAAAATTTCCTTCAGTTTCATAAAGTGTCAGTACAGAACCATTGGATACTGATGAAACTAAGAAGGCTGAAGCACCGCTATTAGCACCCTTAACAAAAGTAGGAACACTCAGTGTTATTGGTGCATTGAGTGTTATATTTGTGTATGTTTGTACATCAAATAGTGAAATGTCCCATTGATTTAAATTAGAATTTGAGGTATTATATGAACCAGATTCAAGTCTGGAATCATAAACCCTAGCTACTCCAATTTCTGTGCCAGGTACAGTAGTAGAAGATACACCAAGTCTACTATCTCTTAAACTTAAAACATATGTATTTCCAACACCGATTGTTGGGGCACCATATACTCTGTTTAAGGTTACTGTTGGTCCCGTATTATAAATTATTTCCTGATCTTCAATAGTTTTAGTAGTTCTTGGCTTTTCTGCGTCGATAAATGTCGGCTCTATAAGTTCTACGTCATATCCACGAACGAATGCTCTACCTGGAGAAATTTTATAAACTCCTAAATTATTTGATGGAGTAGATCCTCCATAAGTAAATTGACCTGGTTGGAATAATCCTCTACTTCCAACCCCATCATCTAAAGAGTTTAAGAAACTAACATCAAATGGCTTTACATAATAATCACCAGACTCTGCATAAGTTCTTTTTGCCAGAGTGTCTCTAATATCTAAGTATCCAGGACCACCACCAAGATCACCGCGATCAACCTTTGACTTAATTTTTCCATTAATTATTGTAGAAAGTTCTACAAAATTATCATCATCAAAATCAGTGAGTGATTTTTTAAATAGTCTTACTGAAATTTTTAATCTATCTGCTCCTGGTGCAGAATAGTTATTAAATCCTTGAGAATTATCATTAAGAGTTTCATCAAGATCTGCTGTTATAATTTCTTCTGTTACTGAAAGACCAACTCTATAATTAGGATTAGTTCCGTACTGATCTAATAATAGAGTTTCTTTATTAACATTAACAAAATTTCCACGAATGAAGTAAACTCCATTATCAATTTGGAATGCTGATCCAGTTGCAGACGCTCCTGAAGCAATTGTCAATGCAAATGGACTTCCTGCAGAAATTGCGGTATTTCCCAGAAGTCCAGATTGGATTGTTTGATTGCAAATTAATTCTTCGCCATCAGAAAAAATCTGAGTTGAATTATTTTCAGTGCTTGAATTTAAATAATTGATATAAAGAGTTAGATTCCCTCTTTCGGAATCTTGAGGAAGAAGAACTTTGTCTACGTATGCACTTACCCCAGAAGTTTGCCCAGTAATTTTTGATCCTACAAGTTGATCAGCATATGCTGAAACAGGCACTCCAAGATAAGTATTGCTTAATTGAACACAATAATATAACTGAGTATATCCAATATTTCCTGGAATTACTTTAGCACCTTCTTTAAAAAAGTGCTGACCAAATCTTTCGATTTGATTTTGAAGTATTGATTGTAGTCCCGTTAATTCCCTGGCTTGTACAGGATAACCAGGTTTAAAAAGAACTCTATGATAGTCATTAGCTGGATCAAAGTCATCAAAATATGGTGCTACGTTGAGATTCGTTTTCTGTGGCATAATTCTTTAGAACTGCAAAATGACTTTAATATCTTCTTTTTGATTAGATGACCTGGTTATCGCTGGTCTATTGTCAACATAAATTATGTTTCCAGCGTGCTTACTTACTTCAGGATTAGCAACACCATTAGTGAAGGTCTGACCAAGATAATATGTTCTATTATTTATTACGGTAGAGACACCTGTAAAGGAAGTACTGATTGATAAATTGACCGATCCACCTGTAATTGACAGACTACCACCTGTTGAAGGTGATGCAGTAAATTCGGTCAAATTAAATCCATAAGTTGGATTTGTTTGTGCTGTACCATCAGTATTAAATCCCGAAACGGATCTATCTTGCCAATATTTCAAAACTCCTGTTGTTTGATCATAATTAACAACTCTTCCTACTGCTGTTACTCCAGTTGAAACGGTTTGAGTAATATATGCATCAGCAGTAAATGATGCACTACTATATCCAGTACCAGTCAGTCTCAAAGCAGAAACTGCACTAACTTTATCAGAAGTTAAAACTGAACTAGATCCAAACTGCTTTGGATTTTGAACAACTCCTATTCTTGCAATTTGATTTCCAGTTATAAAGTCTGGATTTTCATTATCATTTTCTATTCTGGAGTACATTAAAACATTAAATGCACCAAGTTCCCTATAGATATCTGCACCATGACCTCCTTGAGGACTCATTATTACATCAAATGTTGGTCTTGTGCTGCCAGTTGGAACCCCACCCGCAACTAAATCTACATTACCGTATGTATATCCAGAACCTTGATTTGAAATTATAATATTATCAACTTTTTGATCAGCGCCAATAACTATAGTACATTCAGCACCACTTCCATCTCCCTTAATAGGAACTCTTGTATATGTTGTATTTGCAGTCCCAATACCAGCACCTCTATTTGTAATAGTTACAATCTTGATAGATCCATCAACTGCATTGTCTCTTACCGCAGCATTATCAGTACCAGTTGTCCAGTCGGATGGAACTGGCATATAATCTGATGTTTCAAATTTTACAACTTCACTTGGCTTGATAGTATACAAATATTTCCAAATATATCCATCTCCACTGGTCCCTGCCGATCTTGGCTCTAAATCAGTAAAAGTTGGTTCATCAAGAGATGGTCTGCCATTTGGATTATCAGGATCAGTTCCATTCTGGAGACAAATATAAACCCTATAATCGCTATTTAAAACAAAATATGATGCGGAGTATAAATTCGTAGCACCAGAAACTCTAGCAGTATTAGATCTACTGTAATCATGTCTATACATGTCATAGGTAGTTCCAGAAGACCATAATCTTTTTGGAACTACTTGTCTTACATCTGAAGAATTAATCTTCTTCAGTGCAATCATTGTATCCCAATAGTCATTCTCTTGACTAAAGTTGTCTTTTGGTGATGGGGGAGTTGTATTCCAATCAGATTGATAATCAGTTGGATTTGGTAATCCTATGAAAGAATAATATGCATTTACACCCACGTCAGAAACAAAGTTTTTTGCATTTAATATTCTAATTTGATCAGTTATAATTGCAGCCATTTTGACGGAGTTTTTATTTATTTATTAGCCATTAGTTGAGATAGTTTTTAAATTTCAGGGGTTCAAATCTTTGTACTATCATAGAAGTAGTTATACCACTGACTCCATTTGATGTATATGCAGTATAAGAGTTGATTCCAGTTCTATCAGAAATCACAATTTTACCCCAACTATATTCACCGAAGTATCCAGAAGTAGACATTCCACTATAAACAAAGTTGTCAGTTACTCTTACAAAAACTCTCTTAACAATTGATGTTCCAATACCAACGCCACCAGAAGATATTCCTGTAGGTGCAAGTATAGTCTCATAACTATCAACGTAGTAAACATTGTCTACGAAAGATGTTCCAATTCCAACAATAGATCCTGATGTAGACAGAGAAGTTACTGCGGATCCAATATTAGTATTTGAAACAACGAAATAATCACCTGTTGATATTCCACTTATAGTAACTGCCGCACCAACAACACTAGAATCTCTCATGTAAGAGTTCAATGGAATGTATAGGTCAAAAATTAATTTGGGTTGCAAACTAATAGTGGTAGTTCCGAATCCAACAATAACTCCAAAATCGCCGGTATATGATACAACATCATTCTCCTCGTCAACAAATGCTGGAGGTGAAATGAGAACCACTGGTGGATTTGTAGTTGTATATCCAGTTCCAGCATTTACCAAGTTAATTTGAGAAACTGTTCCACCTACACTAATGGCTGCTGTTGCAGTTGCTGTAGTTCCAAAACCAACAGACTGTAAAGTACCTCCGATCGAAACAGAAGGTGTAGTCGAATATCCTAATCCACCAGTTGAAATTTTAACTAGAGAAATTGTTCCAGCAGCAGAAACAACTGCCGTCGCAGCAGCAGAAATTTTCTCATCTTGTGAGATAAATTTGACTTTATTTTGGAAAGTCAGTGATATATCATTTTCATTTTGTGGATTAAAGAATGGTCTTACACTATTGACATATATTTCTGTCGATCCAACACCAACAGAATTGATAATATATGCAAATGGATTAATTACTGATTCATAGAGTTCTCTGTCCTTACCAATTTCCTTTTCATTGATAATTTTATCCTCAGTCTGTCTGCACCAAACAACTGGTCTAAGTAATGATTCATCTTCAGTGTTTCCTGGTCCAAAATATGGTATTGTTGAAGTAATATCAGTAGAATCGACACTTGTAACAGTTCTTGGATCTTCTTGAAGAATAGAAGTTTGTCCAGAATCACTATCATAGCCAACAATCAGTTCATCACCAACTTTGACAGTTTCGATAATATTTCTGAATACAACATCAGTGTCGCCACTTCCTTTATAGAAGAGGATCTTGCACTTATCACCATCTTTTGGTGCTTCACTAAACGTTATGATGCTTCCTCCAGTAAATGTATATCCCTTTCCTGGAACTTGGAGAATATCATTGACAAATATGAGTAGTACATCCTGAACATTTATCTTGGATCCTCTAGAAGATCTAATTGAAACCAAATTACCAGATACTCTCAGTGGGAAAGTGGTTGTTGATCCATCAAATAATTCTTCAATATTATCTAAAACTTGAAGTTCTCCTATGGACCATCCTGTGAATTCATCAGTAAATGTATTTTGAATAGTGACCTTAAATTCTGAGAATGGTTTTGATGGATCTGTTGGAATTCCAGTCGAACCTCCGACAGGAACTGTCAGAATTTCGCCAATACCATATCCTTTACCAGTGTTTTGAATTTCGAAGTTAATAACACTAGATCCTTGACCAACAACAACACTAATAGATGCGCCAGTACCAAATCCAGATACAGATGAAGAACTATATTCTAGAGCGATATTATCATACGAAAGAGGAGAATCAAAAACAACAACTGGTGGATTGGATGAAGTGTATCCAGCACCAGGATTTGTTATAGCGACACTTACAATATTACCATTACTTATGGTTGCAGTGCCAATAAACTCTAAGTTTGGTACTCCAGTGCTACTTGTTTGAACAGCAACTCTTACGCTTGTTTGAACACCAGATCTGTATCCAGAACCACTATTACCAATACTGATAGATGAGATTGTTCCTAAACCAGAAACAATAGCAGTTCCTCCAGCAGCAACTAATGGTTGATATCCAAATCCTTCCGTCGATCCAACAGAAATGATTACGCCACCTAAAGGTAGATTTGTAGTATTTGGATCAGAAGCAGTTGATGTTGCAGTTCCAGTAAATGTTATTGAAGTAATTCCCGTATTTTCTACAAGATTATAATCATAAGAAATACCGGGACCTTGGAAAACATCATTTATCAAAATAATTGCATTTTCGGTGGAAATTCCAGAAACATCCAATCCATTCGACTTCAGAGTGAAATCTCTTCTGTCGCCATCAAATCCTGCAGATATATCGTCAAAGATATAATTTTTATAATATGTTTCATTCGTTGTGTTTACTACACCAGAACGAAGGAAAGTTCTTCCTTGGAAACTTGAACTGGTTGATATACCAGTCCAATCTCTTTCATCTGGTGGATTTGTACTTGTTCCAAGAGGAGTATTTCCATATGGAGCTTCGACAAAATTGAGTGTATTATCTACAATATTATAATTACCAATTACCTTAGTAACTAAGGTTCCTGTTGAATATCCTGCAAGAGGTGTTCCTAACCAATTTCTACGAACTCTAACATAATTTGTACTTCCAATTCCAACTCCTTCAACTTTTACAATTTCATTTCCAATCTTGAGTAAATCAGATCCAAAAATAGAGTTTATTCCTGTTAATTTAACTATATCATCGGTCGTGAAAAGATGATCGGCAAGATTACTTGTAACTGCAGTAGATACAACTGGAGATTGAATAATATTATCCAAAGCAATCAGAACTTTGGCATTCTGATTTGTAGCAACGAATCTGTGAGATGTGCCTATTCCAACACTAGTGAGGTCTAAAGTCTCTGGGACAACTTTCAGAGCATTTTCTGCAGTAGATGCAAGTTTGATACTATCATCATTAACCTTAACGACAAAGACATTTTCAGGAAGTCTATCGGTGCTTCCAATACCAGTAAATGTAGTTGTACCAATTCCAATAGCCATCGTTGATCCAGCTCCTGGATTAACGTATCTAACGCTTTCTCCACTTACAAAGAAGTGATTTGGTATTCTAATCGTATTACTGGAAATATTAACGATTGAAGATGCTCCACCAACAAACTCTCTAGCAAATATTGGATCATTTTTATGAGTTAATTCAAAAGATCTCTTAATTGATCTGTCAGTTCCTTCATAGAAACCAAATCCAGTTCTTATTGTTGCATTATTGAAGCTAATTTCATCTCTAGTGTCATCCTGTATTCTCAAAGCGTTCATGTAAACATTTACAGAAGCATCAATATTTGCTACTGGGGTAAAGACAAGTTCAACTGTTCCTATACCAGAAGATGCTCCAATCAATCTAGATCCAATTGTTCCGAGACCCGATACGGTTTCGATGATTCCAAATTCACTATCATAAGTGTCTCCAGTTCCAGAAGAGGCAATGTAATCGTCTACAACAAATACCTCAGACATTTGATATCTTCCATTTGTTGTATCAGAAACCTGAACGACAAAATATGCTGCATCATAGTCATCATTATAACTACCAATTGTGTGAATTCCTGGAGTAACAGAAGAAGAAATTGATGTGGTTCTACCCTCAAGTTTTGCATGTTTTAGATCAACAGTTCCTATTCCACTAACACCTTCGCTACTAATTGCAACCTGGATAGTGTTGATTGTTACGGCAACTCCTACATTTGGTATAAAGTCAACCAATAAGTCAGATCCAGAAAGATATGGATAATATGTTCCAAATCCAGATATTCCAAAGAATCCTGGGTTTGTTGTTATTTGTCCATAGTCGGTAAAATAAACATCAGTTCCATCATGGATTATATTCAATTCGTCAAATTCATATTCATTTCCAGTGCCAGTAATTTCAATAAGAGCTTTTACTGATCTATATGTGGATCCAATAGAAATAATAGTAGTTGATGCTACTCCAATTGCTTGATTGCTGGAGGTCTGAATATCGACAACACCACCAATACTTGTTGTACCAACTGCAAGGAGATTATCATCTAAATTGTATGATATAACAGCAAGTTGGTAATCATTTACAGTAAATCTTGTTGGATAGAAAAGTAACTGTCCATCAGATCCAGAAATCGTAAAGTCAAAAGATCCCAGATCATATACAGTTTCAGTCCTTCCGTATTGGTTAATGTATGCAAATGTTCCATCATGAACAAGAGTAATTGCCATCAACTGTCTCTGAGCAGTAAAACGAATATCTCTGATGTATGCAAAATACTTTTGTGCTCTTACATTTGACAGATTAAAAGTGTTTACAATGCTAAATGCAGTAGATCTTGGATTGCTATTAAACTGACTACCCAAATCATCAATTGATAAAACTCTGTTTCCAAAAGATTCGAAATAATCAGTCAAAACTCTACTTGAGAAAATGATTTCATCTGATATAATTGTAGATCCTTGAGTCAGAGAGTTTTCTGTGACAAGATCAAAGTCATAAACGCAATTCAAGTTTGCAATAGAAATTAAGTCCCCAATGACTTCAAAAGAAGTCAGATCTGTTGTAACCCCAACTGTCAACGAATTTCTATTCGAATCTGCCAGAGAGGATTCCATCTGATAATCAGAGAATTTTACAAATCCTGCAGAGTGATTTAATGCACTGACTGCATCATTCCAAGTGTCAAATGAAACTTTGGATTTGATTGAGTATGAGAAGTTTTGATAGTAGAAACTATCCTGAACTCTCTGCGTATTATCATTTAAGAATCCTGAATTTGAATTCCATCCAGATATTACTTTAGAGAAAGGATCTAAGATAAAATCAGAATCAAAAGAGGTAATTGATGATGCAATACCTTCAGTTAATGAAGATTCTCCAATAATTTTTTCATTAGTTTTAAATTCTTGACTTGTAGAGATTTTTAAAATACCAGTATTATTATCCCAATCTTCAACAATTCCAGTAGAAGAATTTGAATTAACAACCTCTCCTTGAATAAAGTCATTTGGTTGAAGTTCAATATTAAACGTTGGGAAGTATTTTTCTGGAATAATTCTTCCAGAAGAGTTATTAGAATCAAATGTACCTGGATATTCACCAGGACTAATATAGTCTGTTAAGTTGTAAGTAACTGATCCAATTCCACCAAGATTTTGATCTACAGCAGTTATAGTAAAGAGTTGATAATCATAAGCAGATGAATTGTATCCCTTAGCAGTTGAACCAACTCCTACGCTTACATTCTCAATCAAAACCCTATCATTGACATTGAATGGGAAAGAACCAATTGTGCTAAATCCTACCGATAAAATTACGGTTACATCATTAGTTGTAGTATTGAATCCTACTGAACTTATTCCTACACCATTTGAATTTTGAATTGGCAATAATGTCGGTTTAGTGTTGCTAATTCCAAAGGTGTTCTTTAAAATTTCAACTTTAGAGTTTCCTAACTGATACTTTAAGTCAATATCATCTATTAATTCATTGGTCTTACCATCAAAAACTAGAAGTTTTGGTGCAGATGTATATCCTCTACCAAATGAAGAAATACCGACAGATCTTAAGGATGTTAATGATTCTATTTTTACAATTTGTGGTAAAGATGTGCTTGGTCTTAAAGTTTTATCTGCTGGGAAGTCAAATCCAATATCATTAATTTTTGTTCTAGAGATTTTTCCAATATTGGTACTTGATGCTTCTAAAATAGCTCCCGAACCAATTCCAGTCACAATTGAAGATATTCCAGGAACAGAATAGTAATTTGTACCCTTATCCTTAATCTCAATATTTGTTATTGTTCCATATGCATCAACAGAATCAGTCTCATAAGACAATGCTGCATTTGAAGTTGTGTATGATGATATTTCTGGAGTTTGTGGTAAGGAGAATGTAAATGTGCCAGTAGATGCAATGGATATAAGTTGCCTTCCATTGTAAAGACTATCTCTAATATTAATTTGATTATTTGATAGTACTGTGTCATCAATGTTTATTTCTGACTTCTCTGTTGGCAGAGCACTTTCTTGTACTGGATCCAATTTATAGTAAAGTTTTGTTGGAATTTGATCATTAATTAATAAAGTGATTTTAGCGCCACTATCAATACCAACTCTACCAGATCTCTGAACATTAAAAGTTTTTCCAAGTTCATCTTTGTAGAATGGTTTTGTATAATTTTCATCAACATAGAAATTAAATTCAAATGCAGAATATTGTGTTGCTTGATTGATATATGAAAGTGATGAATCAGAAAGGTCAAAGATTAATGAAGAATTTCCATATACTGTAATCTGTGGATTGATTAAAGAAATAGTTCCACTAGATGTACTTGCAATTCCAACAATAGATGGTTTTGAACTAACAGAATCATAATAAGTATTTGATAATTTGAAAGTGTCAGAATCAACTTTTACAATATAATATATCGCATTATCCTGTAGTCCTTGTGCTGGATTTGTTGATGTATGAATTACTTTATTTCCACTTTCATATCCATGATTAATTATGGTAATGGAATTTGATAATGTGTTAATTCCAGAAGAAGTGAAAGATTTTGGATTAACCAATAATTTTCTATTGTAATCACTATATGCAATGGTATAAGTTGTTGATATTGATGGACTTACATCAACATATACATTATTTTCTGATTGCAATCCGTGAGTCTGTGCAGTAGAAACTGTCACAAGATTTCTTGTAATAGTTCCTGTAATTGCTTGATAGTTTGTTGTAAAGCTGTGATACTCTCCTGTGCCTATTCCAGTAAACGCCATCAGTGTTGCGCTTGCAACAGTTGATGCAATACCGACAAAGGTTCCTGTAGTTCCTAATCCAACTCTTACTGTAGATAAACCAATTAAATCATTTGAAATCTTAGCAACAAAGACTGCTTGTTGATCGGATAATGTAGTACCAATACCAACACCATTCTCTAATACTACAAGACCGCTTCCATTATTTGGTGAGTATGTTAATTGATCACCAGTTTCCAATCCATGATTTCTTATGTAAATTGATTTTGTTGGGATGAATATTTGAGAAATACCAGTTCCTGGATTTGACAGGAAGAGTGTAGATCCAATACCAACTCCAGATGTTGAACCTAAACCAACAGATTCTGATGGGTTAAAGTAAATTTCTTTATTTTGTTTAAATTCATATGAAGTATTAAACCCAGCATTAATGGTGAGTCTTCTGGAATTTTCATACAAAACTGTAGTTACAGAATGAGATGATCCTACAGTACCATCAACACCTCTAATAACTCTAATTCTGGAATATTCTGGTTCTACATTTAATACTCGTACTTTTTCTGTGCCAATACCAAGAATGTCATTTTCTCTTATTCTTGATGGTTCTAAATTACCAGATACTTTAAAGTAAGTTACTATACCGGTTGAAGCAATTGATCCAATTCCAGATGAAGTTGTTCCTACTCCAGCAACTGCTAAGGTGTTTGTTCCAACTCCTGCTAAATAAACTCCACTAATTTTTGAAGAAGTTGTAGAAAGTCCAGATATTGATACAAAATCACCATCTTTAAAATTATGAGGATTGGTGCAAACTAAAGTATAGTTGCCCTTATCATCAGATGGATAAATTTCTACATTAGTGATTGAACTAGTTGCAACACTAATACTATTAACAGATTTTCCTAAAACTCTTGATACTCTAGCTGAAGCTCCATTTCCTTGGGTGCCAGTATTATCAAAAACGATCGTATCATTTACTTTATAGTTATTTCCACCAGTAATGATGCCAATGTTTTCAACGCCACCAGGACGAACTGCAGTAACGTCAGCAGATTGATCTAAGTTATTCGGTATGTTCAAATATTCATATGTTACAGTACCATCAATTAAATTGTAGGAACTTGTATTTCTTAGCCAATTTGTTTGATTTAAATCAATATTATCTTGGTTTGATCTATAATCAAAGTTAAACTTATTTGGCAGTGACTTAAATTTGTTTCCAATCAAGTAAGGGAATGCAGGTCTCTTATATCCAACAAAAGGACCTGAAGAATCTACTGCAGATTCAAAGCTTGCGAAATAAGCATAAGTTCCATTTGGATATTCTGGTGTTACACAAAATCTTCCATTATTTTCATCAAGAACTGTTTCATCACTAACTTTTGTGTAGGTATAATCTTCTACGAAGAATCCTTCTGGGAAATTAGAAATAGATGGTCTACCTTCTTTTAGATTTAACTTATATCCAGACTTCAATTGAGTTACTACACCACCCGATCTCGTGGTATATCCATATGGTCCATAAATTGGATTTCCATCATACGCCCAACCTATAATTGGTGAGTGATTGAATGCAGAAACTTCTAAGTTATTAACTTTTGGGAGGTCTTTTTCGGAGAAAAGAGTATTTCCCTCTTGATCTACAGAATAACTTATCTCTCTAAGTTTTCTTGGTGCATATATGTGAGAATATTGTAACTGATAGTCCTCATTTAATCCCAGAGAGATGAATCCATCATCTCCTGTAAAATTGATAAAATTCTTACCAAATAAGTTTATTGTCCATTTTTGTATTTTTGCTCTAAATTCTGCTCCTCTACCTGGGAAAAGAACTGATATTGAAGTATTCTGTTGAGAATAACCGCCGCCAGATTCTACTACTTTAACTGAAGTTATAAGACCATTATTTAAAACTGGAGTAATAACTGCTCCAGCACCATCTCCGGTAATGATTAAATCCGGTGGAGAATTATACTTTTTACCTGGATTTAAAACGATTACCTCAGTAATTTTTCCATTTTCTACCACAGGTGCAAGTTGAGCATCTTGACCCGAAATCAACGAAATTTGTGGTTGTTTATCTAAGTTAATTATCTCAGAAGAACCATAACCAACACCTTGATTAGAAAGATGAATGGAAGATATTGATCCTCTAAAAATTGGTTGAACTCTTGCCTCAAAAGTTTCTGAACCAACTGAAGATATTCCAATTTTACCAGATACTGTTACTGTAATATCTTGATAATTGAATGAATGAGTGCCAACCCCAACTGAAATTAGGTCAACATATTGATTTGTTTTATAATAGAAGTCTTGAGATACTGAACCAGTCCCTATTTGAGATAATCTAAAATTATTTGCATCAATTCTTGTCAGATAATATTCAGATCCACTTGATAATCCTCCAATAGGCGTTCCTTCTGAAGTATATTTTACTATTTCTCCAGAATTATACCCATGGTTTGTAATTGTAATCTGATTATATGAAGTGCTTACTCCAGCAGTTGTACAGGTTCTTTGCTTATTTTCATATCCAGAACCAGACGAGACTATATTAATTGATGAAAGTACATATTTTTTGTTAATTGATTTAAAGGAATGCTTACCGACACCAGTAGATGTGAGATCAACTGCATTAATGCGAGCAATAGCATCTCCCTTTGTTCTATGTAATTTTATAACCTGATCAGTCTCAATGGAAACATAATATACTGAATTTGTTGATATTCCACCAACCCCTGCCTGAGAAAATGTTTGGTATAAAACTTCTTCAGCGTCTCTAAACTTATGATAAGTTCCAAACCCAATTGTATTAGAAGTTATATCAACCCCTGCATTTGTTGAAGAATCCTCCGAATTAAACAAAACGGAGTGATCTATCAATTTCATGTTTGGAGAAGCAACAGCTCCCGATCCATTTCCTCCAGATATTTTAATAGTAGGTGTTTCAATATAATCGAATCCAGAATCCAGAACTCTTATTCTCTGAAGTGATCCAGAAACTGCTGCATAACCAGTTGCACCTACTCCAATAGAATCTGATATATTAACTAATGGTGGATTGATTACATCATAATCACTACCAGGTGAAGTAACTTCAATTTCATCTAATTTACCATAGTAAACAACATCAGATGACTTATAATTTCTAATTTCAACTCCATTTATTAATATGCCAGTAAATCCTGGATTTGTTTCATTAACAGTTCCATCATCAACTGGTTCTGAGATTTCTCTAAGAATTTTTTGACTTTGTAATGATTTAAATCTAAAATCATATGGTTGAATAATATTATTTGTTACAGGAGTTTCTCCACTTAAAGAAACAAATCTATCATTGTAAAGATCTGTTCTGCTTCTTGCAAGTTTAATTGTGGTAGAATTAACTCTTCTTACAAAATACAGACCTTCATCAAAAAGTGAAGATTTTGTTGTAACAACAGTAGTTAATTCTGAACCAACAAAGGTTTGAGTTAATACTTTTTCTGGAATGTAGTAAATTGCATCCCCAGTATAAAATCCATGATCTGAATTTGTCGTAATTTTAAATTCAGACCCAGAGAAGGTTCCGGAAAAAGTTATAGATCTATCTGTAGTGTTTAGTGGTTGCCCATCATAGAATGGCAAAGATGTAGAAGCAACTAATAATTTGTCCTGGTAATTATAAACATTCTGGACATTGGATCCATATGTACTAATTTTTGGATAATTATTTGAAAGAGCCCTCTGCAAGTTCTTTCTTATACTATAAGAAATAGAGACATTCAATTCACCCTGACCTTTTACTACGAAAGTATCAGATGAAGTAATTTCTATAATTTTTGTTGTTCTTTCTGCTCCATCTCCAATGATTGTAGCAGAATCTCCAATTCTAAATGGATGATTCTTTGTAAGTTTTACTCTGTAAGTTTTATCAGTATTATCAATTAAAGTTAAACTTTCTATTTGGAAAATGGGTGAAATATTTAAAATCCAATTTTTGGATTTGAAATCTGACTTATTTGATCCTAGGGTTTTGATTCTTACTGTATCATTTGGTGCATAGTAATATGCATTTTGATCATAATTCAGAGAATTCAGAACTGAAAGAATTTTTACTTTTATAGTTTCATCTTGATTGGAAAAAGATTGTCCATAAGCATAGGTATTGATGCCAACATTTTCAGCATTGGGAATTGTTCCGGTTATGTTTTCACAACCATAAAACTGTGTTAATGATTTTGATGTATAGGATACTATTCCGGAAGAGGAATCACTATAAACTACAGAAAGCTCTCCTGAATTTGGAAAACCAACAGTAGAATCTACATCAAGTATTGTTGATCCAGAAGAAACTTGATTAATTACTTTTGTTTTTGGATGGATGGAAAATGATCCATAGACTGAACCATCTACATCAAGGTCTCTATCATATCCAGAGTCAATACTTAACTTATAGTATGTTTGACCTAATTTAGAAACAATTCTCTCAACTTTTGTTACAGGAGCATATGCTCTGGTAATAGTATTACCATATTCATCTTGGAACAATGTTGAATCAGTGAGATCCATAGGATCTCCATCTAAAGCTTCAACAACAAAATCATTTGTTATTCTATACTGACCATTAGATGGAGTAAAGAGAAAATCTCTTGGCTTTATGATTTTTACATCTTCGTTATATAAAGCCTTGAATAAAATTTCAAAAGAACGATCTGTACCTCTAGTTAGATAAAAATCTTTAGCTTGCTTAATAAAAAGATTTTGATTTAATTGAGATGTAAGATCCCTTTCGTTAAGTCCTGGTAGAAACTGATTTTTTGTCTTTGATAGAAATTCCTTTAAGAAGAGAATACTTAAATTCTCTATTGTTGCTCCAGATGTGTGCTCAGCAGCAGAAGTGGAGCTAAAGACCAATTCTTCTGGATTTGCATCTTGTGTATATGATGATATGCCAGAAAATCCTCTAACACATCCTGTAAATGATGAGGAAGTTTTCCCTGTATATGTGATTATTTCATCATTAATTTTTAAAATACCATATGCATCAGGAAATCCGCTTGTTCCTGATGGTGATTGTACTAAATCAACCGAAATAGTAGTATCAAACTCTGTAATATCAGAGTTTAAAATAACAGATTCTACAAGATTTGTAGTTTCATCTAACTTAATATACCTATCAATATTCTGAATTAAATCGACAGGAGCTCCTTGAAACTCCTGAGCAATATAATACTGCTTCAGAAATTCTGAAATTAATGGAAACTCTTCCCTGATGTAGGCAGGAAGTTGGTTCTGAACGATGTTATTAAGTTTAATTCTCTGTTCTGTCATTATTATTTTAGTTTCTTAGTACGATGAACCGAAGCGTTTCCGAAGTTTATATATTAGTTATGGTGGTAGAAATAGTCGTACTTCCACTCACGATTTGGGGAGTTGGTCTAACCAAGGCACCATTCACATAACTTGAAGAAGATATGTAATTTGATGCCGAAGGATCCAATCCGGATGAAATATTATCAACCACCATATCAAAAACACTATTATTAATATCTAGTTGCAAATATAAATCCTGTAATCCAACTACATCATTTGAACGTGGAGTAGCAGAAATTTCAATGATCGTCTGACCATCTTTAACTTTTCCTCCAATTACACTGACCGGATTTAAGGTTATAATTCCTCTCTTATAATCAATATTTCCTACGTTTCTTCTTAGAATGGTTGCACTTGTAGAGTTCGCTGATGGAACAGTAAAGAAGAAAATATTACCAGTTTCTCCGTCCGTGTTTGGTACATCAGAAAGATAAACAGGTTGGGCAATTCCATTTACAAGGAATGCTGATGATTTAATGTTATATCCATTAGCACTGTTAATATGGAATTCATTTCCAAACCCAATTTGATACTCTGAGAAGGCATTCAGAACAACTCTGAGGTCCCTTCTCATCTGTATTGTCGTAATGTTGGAAGTCACAGACTCATGACTATCATCAATTATTTTTAAAAATTTACTATACTTAAATCTAGCACCATACTTATTCAGTTCTGTAGAATCTGCATACTTATTTGCATTTGACTGAACTATTGAAGAAACATAGTCAGCATTAGGTGCTAAGTTTGTATTGTAGTATACTTTTGAATTTGATTCAATATACAAATATTTCAGATCTAAGATTTCTGGGACTATCCCTGCAACAGAATATTTCTTCAATCTTAACTTGATGTTTTCTTTCGTAAGATTTGGTAAGAAATCCCCAGTTCTTGGTTTAATGCTGATGAAAACTTTACCATATTGTGGAGGCACCAATTCTTCTCCACCAAACACTGAGATAGACTCTGTTTCTGGATATATTCTCGCTGGAATCAGAGTTTCGTAATCATCAGCAGTAAGTGCTCTATTCTGGGATGCATAGATTCTTGGTGCATACTTCTTAATAGATTCAACGGATTCAATGCTCTCTCCCCCTGTAGCGATCAGTCCAGTGGTTACAGCAGAGATGCCAGAGGTTATTGTCGAAGTAACAGAGTTTCTTGTATAAGTCAGCCTTCCTGCAAATGAAAACTGACTTACACCATTAGCAGAATCTCCATCAGAAACAATATAATCTGCTGTTATATAATTTCCTTCTTCTAGTGCTTTTCCGAAAATGTCATCTCCAAAAATTAATTCATATCTTTCATCTTCAATCTCTTGTAAGAAATATACTCTAGAATCAGATAAAACTTGGAATAAACTATCTTGAAGACTATACTTAGTGCCTGTAGTAGAATCTTCGTTGCTTTTTACAACTACGCTGATAAGAGCAGTATCTATTCCAGAGTTTGGAAGAATGAATCTTTGATTTGGTATTCTTGAACTATATGTAAAGTTAGATGAAAGTAATGATCCTTGGTAAACAGAAATATCATTAAAACTAGCAATTCCATCTATAACAGGAACACTAATGTCCTCTAAAATGGAAAATACAAATGACTGGCCACCAAAACTACCTGATGAAGTTACTACAGGACCTTTCTTAAGTGTAATTGTTGATGGTAATGGACTAATATTGAAAACAGTAGCATCTACAAAGAAACTAATAGATGCGGTTGCTGCTTTTCTTGATCTAGGAATATATCCAATGTTTCTTGCAAGTGCAACTACATTCTCTCTGAGCGTCGCACTATCAATAAAAACCTCATTTGCAACCATGTTTGCATTATATGAGGTAATATAGGTATTATATGCCAAAACATCAAGTATCGTTGAGAGGTTAGATCCCTCAAAATCATAATCAGTAAAGTTAGAATTCGCTTTTAAGTAGTCTCTGAGCGTTGTCTTAACCTGGTTGAAATCCAGGTTAGCGAAGTTTGCTAATGGCATTTTTACCTAGATGGTTGCAAAACAAATTGTAATTCTTGTATAGGAACGTCAGCACCGATAATTTCATATACAATAACAACATCATATGCATTATTATCAAAATCTGGATATGAATCTACAGAAATCAATCTCACTCTTGGTTCGTAATTATTGATTGATTGTCTAATTTCATCTGTAATGATTGAAGCAGAAATGTCGTCAACGTTCTCAAATAACGTTCTAGAGATTCTAGACCCGAAATCTTCATCAAAAAACTTTTCTCCAGGAAGGGTAAAGACAATATTTCTTACTGAACGAGCAATCGCATTCTCATTCTTAAGCGCAATTAGATCATTATTCAGAGGATTAGTCTGAAAAGTCATACTAATGTCTTTGAAACCTTGACTTACCCTTTCTAGAGGCATTGAATATTATAATTCTAACTTATTTATTACCCTTTTATGGATCCGTAGGTTGGTTCTGTACCATAATCCCAATCATCATAATCTTCATCATTGCGAATTTTTTCATGAATTTCGTTTTGATGATAAAAATCATGCTTTTTGGGGGTCATATTGTCATGATTAATCTCACGAAGCATCTTTTGCTTCTGAATTTTGCCTTCCCAACCGTATTCGGACGATAAAAATTGAGTTCCCCACTCATTTTTCATGAAATTTTCGTCTTTATCGACTTGTTTGGTCATTTTTTTGCTCCTGATTTATTAAATCAGAACTTTTTACGGGGTTGCTATCCCGAATTTCTGTAACTTCATACATAAAATCATCAGATGTTTCGATTTTACGACGGTTTTCTACGGAATATTCGGTCAAATCAATTTCATACCCTGGATTTTTAGTAATTCTGTTCTTTGTCCATGCATCATCATACCATAGTATCTTATTATTGGGATAGGCATAGAAATTTCCATTATCCATCTTAAAGAAATGAGCACATTTATGCTCTGGAGTCTCACTGAAATTCGTATTCAGAGTAGATTTTGACTCCCATGACCAATCAAGAGTGAAAAGATATGTTCCTTCGTTCTTTTCTCCTCTGTAATTAATCAATTGAGCCCGTAAGTTTGCCATTCTTGAACGAACTTGAACATCAATATAAGGTGAGAAGCAATCCCACCACATACACTCTTCTAACTCAGGAACTGGTGCATCTGGTTTCCAACAGAACGCATGAATGGGTCTACGAGTCCAATTCACCCCGTTCTCTAGAAACGCCTCAAAGAGGGGTACGTGCTTCTCTAAGGACGCTACGGAGTGTACATCGCATAAAGTAACCTCTCCATGACCTTTTTTATGATTATAGAGAAATTCGTTACGAATGTAACAAGTGATTGTAGGCAGATTGTGATTTAAATATGACATAATACTCAATAAAAAAGCAGGAATTGCTTCCTGCTTTATCTATATTATTAACCTTTACCTTGTCCACGATAACGCTTCTTGCGACCATTACGAGAGGTCGCACTTAGAAGAGTCCTTGCTGAGCGTCCTTGACGAGTTTTCTTAGGTGCTCCAGGTTGAAAAACATTACCCTTAAGTGCCATTTGAAATTTCCTCCAATTCAATTAAATTAACATCAATATCTTCTTCCGAGAAAAAGCGTTCGGAGAAGTCTTGTAGGACCTCAACACATTCTTCATGAGTGAGGTCCGAATAAATTTTACGCCCTTTATAAAGTACGTTAAATTTTCTCATCAGATAATACGAGTTTTTTCATGTCCAACACGAATCCGAGGATCGCACCAGATTTCAAAGCCCGCTTCCTTAGCATCCAGACAGAATGAAACATCCTCACCACACATATCCTGAACATTACCAGATTCAAAGACTTGCATCTTCGGAGCAAACCAAGGATACTCAAGATTCTCAAAGACACCCTTCTTAATCAGTACCCATCCAAAACCTGTATAGTCTACTGTGAAAGGCTTTCTACGCTTCTGAATGGAATCAACGGTTTCATGATTCATCACTCCACCATTCTTACGGAAATCATCTTCCTCTAACCAGTGTGCGACAGAAGTTGTGTGTCCATCTTCTGTAGCATACCAACCAGCAGTGATCTCACGTTCTGTTCCATCTTCACTCAGAGAAAGATCACAGAGTTGCCAGAACTTGTTTGTGTCAAAGACAATATCCGAGTCAATCCAAAGTTGATAATCATATTCCAGTTTACCATCCCAAGGAATTTGCTTCGGACCACGAAGAACATTTGCACCCAAACACTTACAACGTGCAAAGTTTACCATAGATGAATAGTCTTGAGAAATCTGAATACTCATACCATTCTGTACCATATCAAAGCACAGTTGTACAAAGTTCTTCAGAAAAATAAAAGAGCATCCACGTCCAGGAAGACAGAAGACAATACTCTTTCCACGCATTCTTTGTTTGATTGCATCAATGTCCCATTCTACTTCTTTTGGTTTGGGAGCATTTGCTTTTACTGTGAATCCTTTTGCCATAAGTCGAAATAACCTTCAGTTCAAATTTTAACAGTCTATATATGCTTTTGTCAATATGAATCAGACCCTGGTGGCTCTGCAGATAATCCTCCTACTCCATTGATTTTAGGTGGAAGTTCTATGAAACTTAAATCTTCTTTTCTATATTCGGTTTTCATTATCCCCACCAAGTGATTCAAAGTGTCCCATTTGATATTAAAATCATCCTCTTTGAGAGAATGAAATAAACACTTATCCTTTGCGTAGATATGATATACCTTCTCCTTTGGGGTCATGAAAATTTCCTCCGGAATTTTTTGTCAACTTTTTATTTTGTTACAGCATTATATATCAGAACTAAACAAAAACCAACAGCAACAAAAAAAGGACGTGGATGACGAATCATCCAGCCCGCTAATACTACCTTCCAGAAATTCCAATATGGGGACCTTCGAGGGTATTGATGGTTCATCCTACTTCCGGAAAAATTTTTTGAGATTGATATAATACTCGCGTTTTGTCACCTCTGTAGGTTAGGGTAGTTAGGGGTTTTTATATACGCAACGCCCGCAGGACGCTATAACCCCCGACCGCAAAACGCTGTCATCACGACTATACTGTCAATCATAACATAAGCGGTCCTCAGTGTCAACCAAGGACCGCACAGTTACTGTCAGAACTCAATAGGATCTGCGGTGGGTTCGTTGATACTTTCATCAGCGACGAGAGTATCAAGAATCTGCAGAAGTTCGTCACCAGTATTAGCGCGACCCAGCAGAGAAAGCATCACAGTCTTGGACATGATTAAGAAGAAAAGTGTAGTAAACTGTTGGTGCCTAGTTTATACTCATGCGACAGGAGTGAGTGTTACTGACTCACAGATCTTCGATCATGTCGTTGAGTTCGTGGAAGTTCAACATATCACTGCTAAATGATACTCCGTCAGGCGTCTTAGTGATCAGTCCTTCGATGGAATCTACGAAGTCCTGATAATCATCACAACGACGGGCGATGTCATATAGTCCCTCATCATTTTGAATCCAGAGACTTACATTCCAGGTCTCATAATTCGTCCAACCGTTATAGGTGGTGTCGGTGATGTTGGTCTGGTAAGTAACAGTCATTGATCGTTGGTTGTGCTTATACTAGAGGGACACTTTGCTCATGCCCCCTTTCATTAACTCAGGTCAGACTTGAGTAACAAAATTGGTGCCACTTGTGCGGTTAGTGCGACAACGATTACCTTTCGTTTGTGTCATCACCAGATCAGACTTACGGGGTTTCGCTGTCTCTAACCGTGTCACCTTAACTTTACCCTGAACCTCTGCAATCATCAGATCAATAGATGACATTTGAGCGTATTCAGTAGCAGTCATTTAAGGTGTCTGTGTGTATAAGAGTATTATAGTGCATCCAGAGGCACCCAGAGCATCCCCTGTGCCAGTTCTTCAAGTGTCCTCTGTGGATTATAGTTATTTTTCATAATCCACAGTTTTATCTGCGTCATCCCAAGTTTGAACTTCGTAAGTCATTTCTTCTCCCAAAAAGGGTTTCATTTCAATCCACTCATACAA